TGTATTGCGAATTGGCTTCAAAAGATAAATCATTTTGTTTTCTGAAACCAGCATTCAAAGTTGAGGAATTATCGTGAGCCAAAGGAATAAAAGAACTCAAAACTTCTATATTTTTGTGCTCACAACGCCTCTGATAATCATTGTCCTCAAAATATGCGGGGACAAAAGATTCATCAAACAATCCAACCTTTTGCACAACTTCCCAACCTAAAGAAAAAGCACACCAAGCGGGTGAACCATTTGATAAAACCAATTTATCTTTTCTGGAAATTTCTTGAAACATCTTCAAGGAATCCCCACCCCACTCAACATCAAAATTTGTTACCAACCAATAATCAGCAAAAGGTAAAGATTTGATTCCAAGATTCCAAGAACCAGGAACGCCAAGGTTGCTAGGAAATTTTAGATGCCAAATTTTGTTTATCCATTGATTCCAAGTTGGAGACCAGTCTTGTTGCTTAGCCCCATTATCAACAATCACCAAGTCCTTGATTGGATAATTTATGGATTGAATCATTCGATCTAAAAGGTCATATCTGGTTAAAACAGGAACAATCATTGCTGGTATCAAAACAGGTTCTCCTCTTATGTAAAACGTTAAATTTTGCCGTTTAAGGCGTTCCTAGACCCATCTGAAGCCACTCTTTGAAAGATACTATCCAAAGTTGGTTTCCATTGTGTTTCAAAAACAAAATCAGCGTTGTACTGTTTTGCAAACTCAACAGCCTTTTCACTTTTAACTCTGCCTTTGTTATACGCCTGTTCTAGTGCATCAATAATTTCTGGAACAGATGGCAAATGAAACCAAGCCTTTTGTGGTGCATCCCAAAGAGGTTGCCCACCAATTAAATAACCATCACCGCACAGTTCAGCAGATGCAGCAAAGTTAGAAACAATCACAGGTGTAGAACAAGCAAGACTCTCTAAAGTTGGAACTCCGAACCCTTCCCCATAACTTGTTGCAAGCAAAATATCCATTGCTGTATAAATACTTGCCATAATGTCTTGACTAATTCCTGAACGTAACAAATAAGGATCAGGGAAAATAACTTTCTTCGGATCAATGCCGCAAGACAAAATCAAATCATTTAACTTAATTCCACCAAGAGAACCTGATGCTTCGGTGTGTATATACAAAACAGCATCATCATATTTTTGTGAAAACATTGAGAACGCTAAAAGATTTTCCCCAAACGCTTTCCTATTAGGCATCACACCTTTGTTCGCTGCATTCATTCCAACAATAAATTTATCTTCGCTTACACCGATAAATTCGCGACCAGTCATTTCGTCACCATCAATAGTCTTGAAAGTTTTGGTTGGTTTGAAAACAGGTTCAATTGCGTGTGGCACATACCAAGATTCGATACCAACATTTTCTAACATTGCTTTACCAAACTTGCTCATAGCAATTGGGTAAACATTTGGTAATCTGCACCAAGCCGCAACTTCAGGTGGTGCTGGTGTGTGATCAATAGGTGTCCAAGAAGCAACAGGAAACTCTTTCCATTTATCACCACGAAAAACCCAAACATCAAAAAGAGTCATCAATAAATGTTCTGCATCTTTATCTCTAGAAGCCCAATCGTACATATGAGCAGGAATCACATCATTAGACCAAGTTTCAGTTCCACGAGGATAAACAGGAATGCCGCCTGCTGGACTATTCCAAACAGTTGATGCTGCTTCTAAACCATAATTTGCAGCAACAGCAACATCATTACCATTTGCTTTGAGTCTTGTGATTGCTTGTGCTGTTTGTTGTCCGTAGCCAGTTGTGGCCCAAGGAGCGTTTGATACCCAGAGGATTCGTCTTGGGTGTTGTACAAGATTTTGTACGTTTGAATTTTTGCTTTGTTTTTCTAATGCTCTTCTTTGTTCACGATTCACGCAAGAACTCCATATGTTCGCAGGTTGTCTCCTACCTTATTACAGATAGGAGACGAGTTATGTCTAGGACACGGCCTGCGCTCCGTGTCCCAGAACTTTTATTAAATCAAAAACTCGGTTTAGGAGTTGCTTGACTTAAAGAACTTGACGTGACTTGTTTGAATTAGGTCTCCGTCATAGCGTGCTGTCGCACGGAACGTAATTAAATCATTGCTGAATGCAAAATCATCAGAACGATCTAATTTAATTCCACCAACTGAACGCACATAATAACTTGGTAGGTTTCCGAAAATCACAGGTTTAACGGCTGATGCTGCTGTAGCCATTGCTGGGTTTTCGAATATTGGATAACCAAGTAACAAATCGCGTGCATCTGCTGAAAGTGCTGGTGTGAACAAATATTGTCCAGCATTATCTTTCAACTTACGAACGTTTGCGATTGAACTTGAGTTCATTTGGAAACCAGTTCCAGGAAGTCTGCGACCTACTGTATCAACTGAGTAAACCAAATCAATTAGGTTATCTGCTGTTGGATTTAATGAAGTTCCAGTTACTGCTGAACCTGCACGAGTAACGATTCCGTTTGGTTGAACTGTACCTGTACCTGTTGTTAGTCCCTCATTGATTGCAAATCCAAGAGCGTTTCCTGTTTGAACAGCAAGAAATGACAAAATATCAATTCCTGCATCTTCAACTAATTCTCTAGAAACTTGTGTCAAGAATGAGTACTTGTATGCACCAAGAGTTCTAAATGAATTGAAAACTGGATCGCTTTCGCCAATTGCGTTGCCCTCAGTTGTAACAGTTCCAACGCTGTATGTGCTTAGTGATGGAATTTGTAAATTCTCACCTGAAGCAGTATTCAGAATTGTTGAAGTTTCTAACATTGGACCAACTGTACGAGCAAGTAAAATTACTTGATCGTAGAAAGAGGTTGGAACTGGTGAACCAGTTGAACCTTTTGTAATATCGCGTTTTTCGAAATTGTATGAACGGATTTCACCGCGTGCTAAAGCACGGATGGCATCTGCATCATTTTTTTCTTGTACGGATTCTACGACTGGTCTTGCTTGGTTTTCCATACCTCTCATTGCTTCAACAGCGCGAACTTCGCGATCTGCATCTGCTTTTAAGGTTTCGATTACTTTTGCGCGTGCATCTAGATCAGCGGAGATACGATTGTATTTTTCGTTTTCTTCTGCTGTTAGATCGCGTTTTTCTGACGCAGCATTATCAAGAAGTTCTTTGGCTTCGTGCCAAGACTTTTGACGTGCTTCGTGTTGTTGTTTAATGTATTCCACGAATACTCCTTATATAATTGTTTTTGATATTGTGTATCTGCGAGGCTCACTCGACAGTAAAAATGGTGGTGGCTTCCACGCAACCACTATTAGTCTAACAAAGATTTAACGTGTCTCTTTTATTTCTGTGATTCTGGTTTCTTGGACTGGTTCAAATTTTTTGGTTTCCATTGGTTTGCCAAGATTAGCAATTGCTTCAGCCATTGCATCAGCCATTTCAGCGATAACACCTGATTCTGGATAACCTGCTGTTTTAAGGATTGCGTCTTTTATTTTATCTTTTTCCATTTGTTATACCGCCTTGAATAGTAGGTCTAGATGCTTACGCTTAAGGTCTAACAGATCATCTGTTGATGGAGTGTTTTCCCTTAACTTGCTGACAACTTCTTGCAATAAATCAGCATCAGAGTTTTGTAACTGTTCGCCTGCTTCAAGTTTGACCATTGCATCAGCCAAAGCATCAACATCAACATTTGTTCTTGTTGCAAGAATATCTAAACTTCTTACTGAGGCTGTTGTTGCTGTGTACGCTGGAAAACCTGTAACAATTGAAACTTCGTGTAAACGAATTTCTTTCAACTGTCTTGTCATTCCATCACTTGAAAAAACATCACCTTTAGGTGGTACGGAGAAACCAAAAGACATTGAGTGAACATCTCCACGTTTCATAAGAACAGCAAGATCGCGACCAGCAGTTGTGTCAGGCAATGTGGCTTCAGCCAATAAACCTTTTGAATCTTCTGTGAGTCTTAAAGTTTTTGAGCGAGTGGATGCTAAAACTTCATCCATATTGTGATTCTTAAAAAGTTTAACTTCGTTGCGTGCTTTAAGTGAACGTTTGAAAGCACCAGGCAAAATTCTTTCAATGAAAGGTAGTGGTTCTGAGTCGCTGTCAAAAACTGCTGCGTATCCTGAGAACTGCATTCCATCTGACTCTGTGGTTAAAAGTCTTAATTCAAAATCAACATCATTTTTAACTCTGCGTTCAATTTTATTCACTTGGTTTTCCTTTTCATTGTGATTTAAGTTTACATTAACTGAGGACCAGCGAGATTGATTTTCTTCCATATCTAATCTTTCAACAACTCCTTGGGCGTGATCAAGAGTTCTTTGTGCTGCCCTTTTAGTCGCTCCACTTCCCCAAAGAAAATGTGCTACGACTCCTGGAGATGGATAGTTATCGGAAGTTGGTTTTGCATCAGGTGAATCTAAATCAACAAGATGACGAGCAATCCAAGGGGCAATTCTGCGCCACTTATCTTCAGACACACGGCCATCAGCCATATCTCGTGCTTCTTGTTTAGTTTTATCTGTCAAACCATCTCCACCGAAACCTTGACGATTTAACTCAAGACCTCTGCGGGCAGCAGCACGCATATAAGCGGGTGGAGTTAAATTAACTTGTCTTTCCTCAAAATCCATTGAAACAATTGATCTAGATGATTTCGGATGACCACTTGGCAGTAAATCATTGTCAGTAACATATTTTGCATTCGCTGGTCTGCCATTTCTTAAAAGATAAAGAAAAGCATTCACTCTTGCCATTGACCAAGCCGCTCTTGAAACACCTGGTCTGAAAGAAGTTGAATAAGCACCTGATCCTCTTCTGTAAACAGATTTAAGTGTTCCCAAAGTTGTTCTTGTCCAGTCAGGTTTTGATAATTGTGTCATTCTTTCGTTGTGATCTGAAACTTTATTTTTAAGAGCAGTTGTTGTGGCTTCGCTGAAAACAATATCTGCGCCACCACCTTTTGCACTACCAGGTTTATTTGTATCGCTACCTTTTATTTGCTCTTTCTTCGGGGCTGGTGCGCGTAACTCTTCATCCAATTCATCTTCTAAATCTTCATCCAATTCA